GGATTATCCTTATAAGTCGTGATGGTAAAGTCGGTATCTTCTCTAGGAATGACCTTATCGTAAATCCAAGAGTAATAATCGGAAGGATTATAATCAAGTACGATTTTATCCGTAGTTCTTAGGGCTAACTGCATCCAAGATTCGTAGTTAACCTCATTGGCCTCATTTATAAACAGATAGTTTCTTTTTCGACCTCTAATCTTCTGAGGCTGGTCTGTAGATACAAATTCTACCGTGTTGCCATTAAGGAAGTATAAATTCTCTGATTTGTTGTGCTTCTCCTCCGAGTAGAGTTTATACTTGGATAGTATCTCAATAAAATCCCTCATAACTGATCCCTTGATACTTGGTAGGGATGAACGGCAAATTGTTAGGGTTTTACCTCTTTCTTGCAAAAGCTTAACTATAAACCAGGTAAGCACATTGTAAGTCTTTCCTGACCTCGTACCTCCTTGCATAACAGAGATTCTCTTCTTTGAGTTGTTTAGTACCTCAAAGACAACATTGGTGGTTACTTCCATAGAAATAAATTAAAAATTTTGGTTTGCTCAAGACAAAGCTAATCCTTTTGGTTTTATAGTAAAGTAGGGGATATGCACCATAAAGTGGATTAAATGACACTAATGAGTGCATAATGCGTCATAAAATTCACATTCTGATATGCTTTTGTGCTTTATAAGGCACTTTATCAATCATTCTTGAGCCGATTGTCAATCATTTACGGCTCATTTGTCAAGTTTTATATTTACTTTTTGATTGATAAAGTAAAATAATAGCTTTACTATTTTACTTTGAGTAAAATTACTCAGTCCATTGAGTAATCGTTGCATTTTATACAACAGTTCATTATTTATCTCCGTTCACGGAACATGAACAACCAAAATAAGTGAACACTATCAAAACTTGCATATTTTACATTTTATGATAGTTGTAGTTTACATTTCCATATAAATCGGTAACAATACTACCGAATTACCACTGACTATGTCACAATTTTAGAAATATTCATCCCACTAATTCGGATATTGGCCGAGTTCCACTTCCGAATTTGTCAAGTTTTTTGATTCATTAACTTGACATATATTTCCATTTTGCATGAATTTTACATTAGATTTCATGCAATCTAATTAAAGGGCATTTAGAAGCGTTTTAAGACACTCTACCCCTTTTTGGATAGATAGTACTACTCAAAGGCAGATATGCCCTAGAATCGCCTTAAAATGCGAATAAACACTATTCTCATATCCTACGGATCTATTCTTCGTAAATATCCATCTCATTAGGTAGTTCTACCTCTTTATCAAACTCGTAAAGTGGGATATCTTGGATATTAGCAGCTTCGGTAGCTGGAACCACGAATCCACTATCCTCAAGTTGAGCGTTTTCATCACCATCTAACTGCTGAGCACCATTAGACAATTCTTCTACATGACTAGCCTTTAGGACATTAACAGTAATCTGCTTAACCACATCTCCTTCATGAGCAACCTCTTGCCTTTCGATATAGCCTCTACGCTTACCCTTGGTTTTTAACAGGAACATTGTAGCCAAGGTATCACCCTTAGCAATCCTTTCCATTAACTTATGCTCACCGAAGTCAAGCATAATCTCCTCAGGCTCTATTTCAGCCAATCTTTGTCTAAACTCAGGATCTTTATCACACCAGGCCTTATATTGACCTCTACCAACCCCTGCTGATTCACAAGCAATGGTGATATTGCCAAAATTCTCCTTGTAAGCTATGATAAAAGCTTCTTTGCTAATATCTCTGAACTCTGCATTCATAATTGTATTGGTTTTAGCATATTACTGCGTAATCTGAACTCTGCATTCATATTATCGGTTTTTAGTTGGTGTTCGGATAGATGTGATATGTACTACCTTCTCTACCTTGATATGGTCAAAGCTAAGTACACTTTCGCACTTAGTACACTTGATGGTATGTTCCCTTATGGAACTCTCCCAAACATAATCCTCTGTAGATACTCCGCATTTACATCTGTAAGTTCTCTTGGCTACTGTGTCTTTCATATTATAATAAATTATAATGGGTTATATGGAAAATAAAAAAAATCAGAATGTGAAAAAACATTAAAATATTGTTTTATATCAGAATATTGGAGGGCACAAGGGATCTACGAAAATTTCCGTACGAAACAAAGTGGTAGGGGGTATCCCTCCCAATTACATATAAATACTATTATGTTAAATAGACTTTGTGTCATGCTTTGCCCTCCCTTGTTTTGCCCTATTTTACCCTTACTCCCCTACCCTATTATGCCAAAAATATGTATTTTTACTTTATTGATTGTTATGGCTCTTTTATGGCCTAGCTAAGAATTGGGTATTAATACTTCTATTAAATGTAGATATAAAGATATCCCTATATTAGTAATATACAATATACTGATAATATACAATATACTATTTATATACATTGTATTAAGTTACTTATATAATGTATATACTAATATAATGTATAAAGATTTAGGGTAATTTATACCCCTATTTTATACCCCATAATATTTTCCAGGGTTTCTGATATTAAAATTTTTATATATATGTTTATGATCTAATTAGCCTAATTAATTTAATTATTTTTAATATTGTTTGAGTTTTGTATTAATATAATCCTTACCTTTAAATATCATTTAACCTTAAAACACTAACAAAATGACACAATTAACCGAGGTATTATTACCCATTTTATTCACTTGTTTAGTTACTTACTTTATCGGATCTGTAGCTAGATTATTAATTCATTTATTAATTAATGAACAATGCAAGTAATAAGCCTATTAGAATTTATTTCTATTGCTGTAGTATTTATTTTACTATATGCCTTTATTAAAACACTATTAAAAAAATAACCTTTAAACCTACACACAATGAAAACAGTATTTAACAATTCAGAACTAGCGCACATCTACGCTAATCAGAGACAGCAACACGGCCGCAACTCAAACGGGTCTTTTTATTTTGAGGGAAAAACTATTTATAGTTATGGGAGTCACTTTCCTATAGCTAAAATAATAGCAAATGAAAGCGGAGATAATTGTATGTTATTTACATATAGAACATACTCAAACACTACAGCAAAGCAAATAAGTATTTTAAGGAGTGCAACACGACAATATAAAAAGATATATTGCCACACTCCAAACGAAAGCCACTCAAGTAACTTTGCTAGTTGGTTGCAATTATCAGAACATCAAGCGGCAAAGCTGCAAAAGGCTAAAAAGCCCGAATTATATTTAAACGAGTTAAGCCGATTAAATAACGAGGTTTTTGAATATGCACAATTTTTTAACCTTGCAATACCCCCAACTCTTTTAGCTGTTTTATCTATTAAGGATAAAAGCGAGAATTTAGAATATATGAGCAAAAAGGCCATATTAATAAAAGAGGAGAAAAAACAAGCGGACAAAATACAAAAGCAAGAATTTAAAGAGGCTATTAATAAGTGGTTTAATGGAGAAACTCAAAGACTATATAAACGCTGCAATATTGACTTTTTAAGAGTTAAGGAAAACAGAGTAGAGACTACTCAAGCCGTGCAAATACCTATAGAGATCGCAAAGAGATTGCATAGCAAAATAAAATCAAACACTTTAAAAGTAGGTGAAAGCCTTTTAAGTTACCGAGTGGATCAAGTCGGGGACATTATCAAAATAGGCTGCCACAATTTTACCCGTAAATATTTGCTACATTTCGGATCTAAACTAGCATAGATCCTAGCCTTTGCCCAAATGGTGGGTTTATAGGTTCGACACCTACAAAGGCTCTATTTTAAACCAAAAAAACACAATATGACAGCTTTAAAAAATGTCTATATTTTTAATGTGATCACTTATAGTGATGATTTTAGCTTTATAGTCAAGTCAAAAAAAGAGGTGAAAGTGATCCGCACTAATTTCGAAACGGCTTACAATTATACCCGTTTAAAGTATCCAATGAATAAAGGATACTTTTTGGAGCTAGAAAATAGTTGCAGTTTATACACCTACAAAAACCACCGCAAAGGTTGGTTAGAATATTTAGCCAAATAAGGCGAAATAAGGCCGTAAAAAATAAATCTAATAATATGCCACCAAATTAAAAAGATATCGCAAATATAGGGCTAAAAATGAGCTTAAAATTGATTTTAGGAACTATGCCGCTATGCATATAGCCGCCAGGCAAAGTCATATTAAAATTTTAATTAATGTGATATGCTCGGCTACATACGGCAAAAACCTAACAAAAATCTATGGCAAAAACCTTTGGCAAAAACCCTTTAAAAATCTGCGATAAAAATCCCCTAAAAATTCGTGACAAAAACCTTTATATAACAAAAACTTTCTTTACTTTTAATAACACAAAAAACCTTTATGATTACAAAATTTACATTTCCAAACGAATGCACTTCGTTAAAATCAGTCGGATCAGAAACAAGCAATAGATTTAATTCTGTACCAAAATACATGGCATCAAAAATGCTTTTTTGGGGAGATTTATATACTATAGTTTATAACTTTTTATGTGCAGACATAGATACCTACGAAGAGGCAAAAGCTTATTTTTTAGACCATATTGATTTTGATTGCTACAAGGAATTTAGCGACAAAAAAATATGCCTTGCATCATCATTTTACTTTTATTTCGACAAATAATATATAACCAAAAAAAACAATTATGTTAAAGCAAATCTATTTAGAACTAATCAGAAGCGGAGTTAATCCAAGACATTACACCTTGCCAAATCATGTTGAAGAAACAGATGGCCAAATTGACCTAGATAAAAATCTGTATGTGCAAATAGGCGAATCTTATTTGATCCTATGGCAATCTGTAGAAGGTGGCGAAAAAATGATACAAGAGGCAGTAGTAAATAAAATAAATAATACTACAGCAGTTCAACAATTTATTAATAAAGTAAAATCACAATTAAACTAAACAAAATGAAAAACACAAAACAAAACACAATGAAAAATTTACTTGAAATTGAAGGAAACTATCATTCAACCAATGCGTTCGTGCAGCAAAACAATTTAGAAAATACTGCTATTAAAGTCCTAGGTGAAGGATGGGAAGCAGAAGATGATTGCGGACAAATTCAAGATATTATCGATTCTTTAGGGATTGGTAAATATTCAGTTGAATGCAATCAGAATATTGATACTGATGGAGATGACATTGAGGTAAGAAAAATCTCAGATACAACGAATAAAGATATCGACAAAGCATTTACGCAAATAATATCTTTATATGACATATGTGATGAGTTAGAGGTGTATGGTGACTATAAAGCATCTAAAATGATGAGAGATAAATTAAATAAAATCGGCAAATTCATTCAATCCCTAAAAAATTAATTTTATGGCAACAGATTTAAGATGTCCAAATTGTATGGACAATTTAGGAAAAGATAAAGAGAACGAGGTAAACGCTTGGTGTGGCACTTGTTCAACTGAATTTTTTAATGCTTACGGCTATATTGTAGATTTAGAGCATTACAAAGAAGTACGAAAAAAATACCCTAGTAAAAAACTACCAAAACCAATAAATTAACTTATGGCAAAAATTTTAGTGGCTTGTGAAGAAAGCCAAGCAATAACTATAAAGCTTCGTGATTTAGGTCACGAGGCTTTTTCGTGTGACATATTACCTTGTAGCGGTGGCCATCCCGAATGGCATCTACAAGGCGATGTTTTTAACTATGTAAATAATGGTTGGGATTTAATGATCGCCCACCCACCTTGTACCTATCTGTCTGTTAGTGGTGCTATGCACTTGTATAACAAAGATGGATCTAAAAATCTTGAACGATATGCAAACCAAAAACTTGCTTTAGACTTCGTACAAAAACTTATGGATGTGCCGATCCCACGAATAGCAATAGAAAATCCCGTTTCTGTTATATCGACAAAAATCCGTAAGCCCGATCAAATTGTGCAACCTTGGATGTTTGGAGATGAAGCTACTAAAACCACTTGCTTATGGCTCAAAAACCTTCCAAAGCTAGAGGCCACTAAAATAGTAGATAAGGGTAAATTTTTTACTTGGATTGATAAGAAAACAGGCAAAGAAAAAAGACAGGCACAATGGTATGCCGATGCTTTTATGAAGCACGGATTGAATAAAGAACAAAGGAGAACGGCTAGATCAAAAACTTTCCAGGGCATGGCCCAGGCGATGGCAGAACAATGGACTAAAAATCTTTTATGAAAACTTTAACATAAAAATCTGAAATAATAACAAAAACTCCTTAATTTTACCAAACAAAACAAAAAACCCATCTATGAATTTCGAATTAATCACCGCCAAGTATGATTGCAGATGCAGTCTTACTGGCAAAAACTTCAGTCGTGGTGACCAAGTTTACTACAATTATGAGGCAAAAACCTTTCTTGATCCTGTGTATCACGAGAACATTATGAGTCAGCAAAAATCTCGTGGGGCACAATCCTACTTTGAACGACACAAAAAACTTAACAAGATTTACCCTAACACTTAAAGTACTATCCCTACTAATTAAACAAATTATAATCGTTAGTGGGTTATCCCAATGGGAGTAGGGATATTTTAAACACCAACAAAAACCTTAAACACATGGCAAAATTCGAGTTCGTAACAGAAACAAATGTAGTAACGCAATCAGTAATCTACTACACTAGAAAAGATGAGTTATTCATGGAGAATAGCTTAAGTCATAGCAAAGAGAAAGCTTATGACAGATTCATAAACATATCTAGTGGAGTAAAGACTGAACCTATTGTGCAAGTACTAGAAACTAGATATTCAATCACCCAATAAAAATCTGCAATCGTGCACCCAACCCCATCACATCTAAAACAAAAAGGGCTTCGTGACTATTTCATGGTCACAATCGATGCCCACAGGATTAAAAAGGATTACCTCTATCGTGGTATGTTTATTCATTGGGATAGCAAAAAACCCTTAGATAAGTTCTACTACTGGAGAGGAGATTATTTTACTTCTATTGAAGGAGCTATGCGATCTATTGACCGCCATTATAAACTATATAAAAAACTAAAAAATGCTGATTAGAGATTATCGTGCCCTATTAAAATATGGCGATATAAAAAAGATTTGTGAGGTAACGGGCTATTCACCCTACCTAATAAAAACTCGTTTAGCTGCGGCTGATGAGGAGATGATAGAAGTTGTAGAAGCTTTCTACGCAAAAAAGATTGAACAACTTAAAAACTCTATCTATGAACATCAAGAATAAAATGGACTACTGGGCTATACCTTCTATTCGTAAGCAGAAGCTTAACCCAAGACAAAGAGAAGCCATTGCTAATGAGATTATAGCCAAGGTATGTACCTATTACAATATCACTAATGAAGAGATTAGAGGTAAAAAAAGGTACAGAGGCATTGTAACGGCTAGGCATATGTCTATGTTCTTAATTAGAACTAGGCTTAAGTTAAAGCTTAAAGCTATTGGGGATTTGTTTGGCCGTGACCATAGTACTGTCATGCACGGTATAGCATCTATACAGGATCAATCCGATGTAGATGAGTTAGTTAGTACTGACATAGAAAACCTTATCAATATTTTATAAATCAAAACACCAAAAACTATGAGTGATTTTTCAAAATGGGATGAGCAAGAACAAAGATTGTTCGTTGCTAAAATCATCCACAACATTAACTATTCGCAGAACAATTTAGTACTTATGAAAGCTTTAGTAGAGTTATGGGATACATACCCAGTTCGTGAGGCATTGTTCTTTACACAAAATTTAATCAACCAAAAAACCCTACAAAATGGAAATGCAATTAACTAAGCCATCTTATGAGTTAATTAACAAAGACTCAATGCTACAATTAGCTACTGAATTAAGTCAGCTAATAAAAGAAAAAGGACTCTCAAGTAATATACAAGGTAAACAGTTTGTCAATGTTGAGGGTTGGCAATTCTGTGGTGCTTCACTTGGATTAATGCCTATTATCACATCAACTCAAGATTTATCAAATGAAACTGCTATTAAATATATGGCGACTTGTGAGGTACGCAATATTACGACAGGTCAGCTCGTTGCTACTGGTATTGCCTTATGCTCGAATGCCGAAAAAACTAAAAGATACTTTGATGAATATGCTATTCTTAGTATGGCACAAACAAGGGCGATTGGCAAGGCTTATAGGAACTTACTTGCTTGGTTAATGAAAGCTGCTGGATTCGAGGCGACACCTGCTGAAGAGATGGACTTTGCTAAAGAGGAAGCACCTACCAAAAAACCTAAAGTAGTTGAGGTGGTAGCAGAGGAGATTCCTGTTGAGGTAGATCGTGATGCTATCATTAAAGATATACAAGCTGCTGCTAGGATGAAGGACTTGACTGATATATTCTTTTCTAATAAGGAATACATAGAAAAAGACCAACAATTAATGAAATTAATGACCGCTAAAAAAGAATCGTTAACAACAAAAAAGAAATAACATGAGTAATTTACTACCATCTATTGAATTAAATTCAATTACACCATCCAAATTTAGCATAGAACTGCTTAAGCAAGTAGTTGTATCACATTTCAGAGAAACAGGCGAGAATCCCCTTGAAATGCTCGTTAAAGCAGAAGCATTAGTTCAGTTGTTAGAAGGAATTAGAGCTGAGTTAAAAGAAGATGTTATCAGTCAGTTAGACTTGCATCCTCAAGGCAAGGCAATAGTGCTTGATGCTGAAATTAGCAGAATAGAATCAGGAGTTAAGTATGCCTATGATGGTGACCATACATGGCTTAAGTATAACCAAGAGTTAGAAGCTATTAAGTTTAAGCAGAAGGAAAGAGAGTCATTGCTTAAGACTATTAAAGAGCCACTGGTTGATCCTGAAACTGGCGAGATGATTTATCCTGCTCCAAAGTTTAGTACAACTACTTTTAAAATATCATTAAAGAAGTAATATGAAAGTATTAGCAATCATTAAATTTTTCTTTATAGCAGTACCAATAGCGGTGCTGCTATTAATATTCTGTGAAACTTATTACAAAATCAAATCAATAAAACGACTATTTTGATACTACAATTAGAACAAACAATAGATGTTTTAACCCCACTAGGCTATGGAAAAGCAATCGCATGGATTGATTACGGAACTGATACTAACACCATATGGAAAGTGGTGTGTTACGATACAGGAAGAGTGCGTAACTTTTACGATGATGACATACTCGTTTACCCAAATGAAATGGATGGCGGTAAGGTAGATGAGAATTATTTTTCTAAAAGGGAGTTCCATGAAACAAACCAATCATTTATCAAAGGCCTAAAAAACCACTTTAAACCCAAACCAGATGCCGAATGAGATTAAAGGATTAGAGAACTCTATTCCAATTAGAATGGTTTATACTGACACTATGGAAGAGGTGCTATTTAAGTCGGCAGCAGCGGCTAGTCGTAAGACTAAGATAGCATCTCAAGTGATCCGTGAATCACTTAACCCTGTTGCTCGTAAGCGTTTTATAGTGGATAATAGGAGGGTAGTTTTTAGGATATCTAAGGAAGTTTAGTATATTTGTCATGAGTGTCGGATACTCATTAAGAACTTATTGCCCTTGATATGAACCCCCAATCCGACTGGGGGGAATTTGATGGGGCTTTTTTATTTTATGAACAGAGATTTTAAGGGAGTTTGGATTCCCAAAGAGGTATGGTTGGATGACAAGTTATCTTGGATGGAAAAATTGTTTCTAGTCGAGGTCGATAGTTTAAATGCTGAGAAAGGATGCTTTGCCTCTAACGCTTATTTCGGTGAGTTTTTCCAATTAAGCAACTCAAGAGTTAGTGAGATCATAAAATCTTTAGTTTCTAAAGGATATATTACTACCTTTCTAATCTATGAAGGTAAGCAAGTAAAACAAAGGATTTTAACACCTACTGTACCTATTCGGAAACTCGAAGGGGGTATTCGGAAAACCGAAGAGGGGTATTCGGAAAAGGCGAAGGGTAATAATACATTGATTAATAATACATCTATTAATAATACTAATAAGTTATATAACGATAAGGAAGCTTTTGTCAAAAGACTAGATGAACTAAAGGATAAACTAGGTAACCAATATGATTCTTTCTTATCTTACTGGACAGAAGAAGATGCAAAAGGAAAGATGAGATTCCAAGACCAAAAATTCTTTGACATAAGTAGAAGAATAGCTACATGGACAAAAAACTCTAAAAACTTTGAACCAGTAGCAACACAAAACACCAAAATAAAACTAAAGTAATGAATAAATATTATGTTTTTAATAACGATTTAACAATACAAGAAGAGATAATGGCAGATAAAATCGCCTTCCAAGGTAGAAGTATTGTATTATTAATTAAAGATGAAATAGTAGCATTATACCCATACAAAGACATTTACATAAAACTTATAAAATAATGCAAGTAATAGACCTACCTAAAAACACAGAGATTGAACGCAATATCCTAGGCTCGTTATTAATCGACAAAAAATCTTTGTCATTAGTAATCAACTACTTAAAAGAGGATATATTCTACGACTATAAGCATAAGCTTGTATTTAGAACGATTAGAGAGATGTACGATAAGAATATCCCAATAGATATTACTACACTCTACCAAAGAATTGTAGATGCCAAACAAACGGATCAAGTAAATGCCTACTACCTTTCTGAACTAACTAAAGATGTGGTATCAACTGCTCACCTAGAAGCCCATATAGAGTTAATAATAGAACTCTATAAGCGTAGGATGTTGGTGGTGCTGGGTGGAGAGCTTGTGGTTGGGGCGACCAATGGCGAAGAAGGAACGATAGACTTTATGGCTGAGGTATCCAAAAAACTCATTCAGCTACAAGAGTTTGGTAATATATACGAGAAGATGATGGAAGATATTATCATGTCAATTAACTATACTCGTGACATGGCACAAAAAGGTAGCTTACTAGGATTTAACACAGGTTTTAATGAACTAAACAACACCCTATGCGGATGGGTTAAGCCTGACCTAGTAATAGTAGCTGCAAGACCAGGGATGGGTAAGACCGCCTTTATGCTTTCTAGTATCTACCAACTAGCTTGTTTAGATAGCGTTCCTTTGGCCGTTTTTAGCCTCGAAATGAGCTCCGAACAGTTAGTTGAAAGGTTAGAGTCAATCGGATCACAACTGCCCTTAAAATGGCTTAGAATGAATACTTTGGATGCTACACAAAGAAAGGTTTTATTAAAGACAGATGACTTACTATTAACTTCCCCCATACATATTGAAGATATGGGCGGTATAAGTGTAACCCAACTCCGAGCAAAAGCCACCATCTTAAAGCAAAAGTATGGAATCAAGGTAATCTTTATCGACTACCTCCAACTTATGAGTGGTACAGGCAAATCAA